CTTGAAGTATGCGTCCAAGTCCTCATCGTCCTTAATGGCGCATCGTTTGGCGTAGTTTTCGGGAATACCATACTCCTTAGCCTTGGCAAGAATTTGCTCCTGCCGGGTAGCTTGCGACTTCTCCGTCTCAAATTGAGCGATTTTATCGGAAAGCGGTTTTACGGCTGCGCTCACTGCATCGGCAATGATTTTAGCCATATCCGGTTGTTGTTCCGTAGTTTGCTGCTGCGTGGTAGTAGTGGTAGTCTCGACTGGCTTACCGTCTTTAAGGTTATGCCTCTTCTCGTAGTTGGTCACTGCTGTTTTTGAAGCATCCCCGGCACGGAAATCACCATAGGAATTTAACATGTCCGAAAAACCGATACCCTCAACAATGGAGTTTACCTTTGTCTCGTCCGTTACACCCTCTGCCTTTTTAGTGGCAATTCGGGTTAAGATAGCAGTGTCCACCCCAGTAAATTTCTGTTGTAGTCCTGCTAGGATTTGTTCTAAGATTGTCATACCGTATGAATTATTAAATTTGAAATTCAATTTACGGAAGTAAAAATACCACCAATGCAGATGATTAGTAAATATTTAAGCTTCCCATTCACGACAATGGATTGATTGTCGTGAATACGGTATAAAAGTAAGAAGGAAGAGGAGAGGAAATAATTGAACGGATGAAAAACAGCAATTGGGTAATTGTTGGAAAATGGTATAAAAGCAGGATGTATAAGGATGAAAGGGAAATAATTAGGTTGTATAGCATTCACCAAGAAAAGGTTGTGAAGAAATCAATTTAAAATTCTATTTTTGCTGTAAAATAAAGTAACAGTATGGACTATATAAATAAAGGAACTTGTATTTTTTGTGGTAAAGATATAACTCAAACGACATTTAAAGAGAAGCCACATACTATGCCAAAAAGTTTGGGTAGCATAAATATTGGTGTTGATATTTGCGATGAATGTAATCACTATTTCGGTCAACCTGACGACTTTGTGTTTCCTAAACTTTGTATAGAAGTTTGTGTTAAAGAAATATTTGGACTATCAAAAGCCTTGCTTAACAGAGAAGATAATTCAGAAAGATTAAAGTCAATATATTTCGAATATTGGAAGTCAAAAAGAAAAATAGTTCTCAAATCACATTTTAAGTTTAATGATAGATTTCTAACAACATTTGCAAGACAATTCAAGAGAGGAATATATGAAATGTTCCTTCAAGAATATCATAAAATAACAGGTAATGGATTAGATAGTCGATTTAATCAAATTAGGAGATTTGCACGTTATAATATTGGAGATATTCCTTTGTATTATTTAGTCAATAATGGAGTTTACTTAATAGAAGAAAAATTTTCATCTCCTAAGTTTCCCTTTTCCGATTCACAATTTAATGATATAGAAACTTATGGATTTTATACATTAATATTGTATGGACAATGGTTCTTTTTAGAAGTTACCCCAAGAGCTGAACTATCTCGTGAAATTTATTTAAAAATGCAATGTGAAAAAATAAATGTTGGCGGATTTGTATATAGAGATTTAATTGAAATAAAAAGAATTACGGATATAGATTTTAGCTTAAGAAGCTTGTTTGGAAGGTAAGTTATTTTTAGGCGTGAAACCGAACGGTATCACGCCTAATTTTTGAATTTAAAAGCTTTGAATTTATAAAGTAGCAGATTGTAATTCTGCTCCGATATTCTTTATAGTATCGAGAATCTTCTTTGTGGTTGATTCTCCAGCGAATGCCAATCCGTTTTTGTACTGGCGCATCTTTGATTCGTTTATTCCCGCTTTCTTGGCAAACTGGCTTACATTAATCCAGTCAAAATAATTAAAGAATGACTGGAGGTCATACTTGAATGTTACATCAATTGCTTCAACTCCACTAGGAAGAACTTTACCTTCTTCGGCTATCATCTCCTTTGCTTCTTTAATACTTTCAAAGAAGTCAGCCTTCGCCTCTTCCACGCTTGAACCATATCCACCCAATCCATGATTAAGTAACATATCATCCGAATAGATGGAGTATAAACCATCTGCTCCCTTTTCAATAATAGCAAGTATCTTCATAACTCTTTGTTTTTTATTTGAAATTTAAAAGCTCTGAAATATGGGTTCTCATAGGGTAGTGAGTGGCAGGGATTAAATCCCCGCCTTCTCTTTAATGCTTTTCAGCGTGCCATCTCTCAACTCTTGACTACCATGTCTTGATACCGGAAAAGTCTGCTTGGTTATCGGACTATACCAAATATCATGATTAGCACCATGACGATGAATAAAACAGCCAGCCTTCGTTAGCACCCTCACTAACTCTGATACTTTCATAATTTCAATGAGCTTTTAAATTCAACACAAAGATAACGTTTTTGTTACTATCATGCAAGTGTATTGCATATAAAAATAACGTTTTTGTTACTTTTAACAAAGTGGTAGCGGAAATCCTATCGAATCACCGCCATCCCAAAGGAGAGCCTAGCAGCCCTTACCCTTTTTCTTTGAACCTTTTTTCTTTCCCATGATTCAAATGTTCTATTTTTCATGTACTAAAATTATAACCCTCGTGATTTTTCTGACTACGAAGCGTTTTTCTGTCCTATTTCTCTGGTTTTAGTGTTTTTTGTTTCCTGTTCTTCCTCGATTTCTTTCAACTCTTCATCAATTCTATCCGCGTTCCCGGCGAACATAATCCCTTCACGCCTGGACCATACTCCACCACTGACAGCAGAAACAGCAGTAGCAACTTTGTCATTCAAGTCATCAATCATATATGGAACCAAATCTGTTTCAATGTCGATGGTTTGGGATGCCTTACTAAACTCGGATGGATTGATGGAGCCTAAAGCGGAGACAATGAAATTTACTCTTCGCTGTAAGAACTCACCGATAACCTCACCGTGATTTTCTACCGCCATGTGTGCGCCCATAAACATGAAACGGAAAGCAGTGCCGGAAGCCTTACCCACACCTTTCAGCGTTTCAAAAGAAATACGTGGAGTATTGGACATATCATAAGCCATGTTAGTAAGCGTTTCTGCTTCAAATTTTACAGTATCTGGCACCTGATTCCACGTCAGATATTGGGCATCCGCACCTTCACCTGTAAGTTTGACCATTCTATCTTTAACCTTACCCATGAAACCCTCTACATCACCAATTAGCTTCAACAGTGGGAAGAAATGATAGTCTATGCAGTCGGCATAATTGGATAAAAGTTTCTCCAAGCGTATACGGAAGGTTTTTATCTTCTTGCAATAAGGTTCAGGACGGTAGGCATAGAGAACCGGCAGTTTGGGGAATCCGTGAACGAAAGAAATTCTTTCTTCATACCCTTTAGATAAATCCCATTGATAGACTGCTTTATCCGTGATAGTCATAAAGCAGGTAACTTCCGAATCATCCATGAGCTTTTTCTTGTACTCACGGGAGAAAGCAATCATCTTGCCTTCATCGTTGAAAAACGGATAAAGTTTATCCCCTCGGAATGGTGACCACAACACGCTTTTCAACTTCTTAGTAGGCTTTACCTTACCTCCAAAGGTAGTCTTCACTTTCTTCCAAAACTTCGCCCAGAACGAATCATCATCGGTCGCGTACCAATACTCGGCTACCTCTTGCTCGGATAACCAGGAACGGACAATCTTCTTGTTCTGGTATTTGATTTTATTGGATTTGAATACAGCTTTGACCGCATCCAACAGCTTCTTTTCGTCATCATCAGTTGGAGTGCAATCCATAGACGGTTCTGTGCCGACCGTGAAAGCGGTTTGAATGTTCACTATATCCTGCTCCAAAGGAATGGAGATACGGTTCACCGGTTCGGTTTTGTACTGTGCTTCAATCTCATAAGTCTTGCCGGTCTTTTCATCGAAAACTTTTTCCGCTTCCTTTTCAAGAACTTTTCTATCTGGATATTTCTCTTTATCCACCATGATTTCATGACGTTCCGGATTCCAATCATCCCAAAGTTTACAACGGTCGGGAAGTTCAGTCTTTCTACCCTTCTTCAAATAGCTTATCTTCTGCCCGATATCGGGCAATGCTAATATTTCTTCTAAACTCAATGGCATAGCTTATATTTTTAGTGTGTGAATATTCCTGTTAAATCTTTCGGTTTCAAAATGCGTCCAAGCAAACAACCCAATACATAATATCTAATGGCATCCATCAAATGATTATATTCATCTACTGGCTCATTGATGTAGTTTCCATCCTTATCTTTGTCCCAAACATATTTCCGAAGTTCAGTAATAAGATTGTAAGAGCGTTCTGTTACAAAGAACTCCATGTCTTTAATCTTATCAATACCCGCTTTGATTGAGCCGGGAAACTTATCTACCGGATAGATATTCACGCCTCTGTTCTTTATCTCTTGAATTAATCGAGGATCTTGTGAATCAGCAAACACTTTCATAGAGAAAGGCTTTAACCTGTTGGCAATAGCCGACGAAAGCATATCCGTTTCATAGAAAAGTTCATCAACATACAAACGGTTATCAATGATGCCACATCTTACAGCAGCGGAAGGATCATTAGTAAATCCGAAATCCTGCCCTATTCCTACCTTTTTGCATTCCCGTGGGAACTCTTTCACAATACCCCATTTCTTGAACACCGCACCTTCTGCCACATCAGCCCAACGGCCGATAACGACATGAGCGTACTTTTCAGGATTGTTCGCTTTCATATCCTCCACTTCTTTCAAGAACTCTGGTGAAAGATTCTCTAGGTTATCTAGGTAGGTAGTATGAATGTGGAGTACATTCGGATGTGTGGAAACCTGAACTTGCACACCATCAATCTCTACAAGCTTGTGAGTATTCTCTATGTACTTTTTATAGATGAAGTGATTGGAATCACACGGATTCATTATAATGATAATCCGGTTCTGAATCCCCTTTTTACGGATAGAGAGCATTATTTTATCGAACTCTTCCTCATTCGTCCACTCTTCCGCTTCATCACAGACGAAAGTAGTAATCCCCTGAATAGATTTTAGTTTTGCTGTCTGATTACCAGAAGAAGTCTTGATGCCTCGGAACATGATACGGCTATTAGTCATTTTATTGACTATATCCGTCTTGGTAGTCTTGAAATACTTAGTTGTTCCGTCTAGCTCTATCTTCTCCATCATTTCGGGAATGATAGACATACCAGCGGAAACCATCGTGTAACGGGTGTAGAGAACCTGATGCACTATCTTCTCTACGGGAGTCATTTCAAAAGTCAACCGTTCAATAAAGGTGGAAGCATTGAAGGATTTGCCGGAGCCACGACCGCCGGTGATAAGAATAATGAATTTATCCGTATCAGTGTATAATGGATAGTAAATTTCTTGAGGTACTATCATTTCAGCTTGTCTTTAATCCAGGAATCAATACTAATACCGTGGTTTATGTCGGCAGGAATATCAGCATCTTCATCCTGTTTACGTTCAATCCTCCTCCAGTCTTCATCGTAATGGTACAACCATGTCATTTGAGCACTCAAATTGGGAGCCAATTCACCTTCTACAGTTTGAACTTCTTCCTCACCTGTCAGTTTACCGTCCTTATCCCGCAGCTTTCGAACAGTAGTGTTCTTTGTTTTGATACCACCAAGGGCCATAGCAAGGAACTTTGCTCGGACAAGAGAGTTTATTGCACAACGCGCGCGTGAGAGGGTTTGACTTAATTGACTGAACTCTTTTTTCTTCCTACAAAAAGTTTCCGGTTCAATTCCAATGGCATGAGCTATTTCTCCGTCAGTGAATCCCTTTTTGGCATACGACTCTACGAGAGAAAGAAATTCCTCGCTTGCGTAATCAAACTTAGGCTTTCTTCCTCCTTTACCTTTTTTGTTTTGAGATTCACTTTTTGTCATAATCTTATCCGTTAGCTAAACCTCGGCTAGCAGTTGTGTAACCCCTTCTATCTCTGAATTTGGAGAAAGGAAGCAGTGAAGAGTCTACTTTTAAACTTCTTGCCAGATTTTGGGTTACATTATACCCTGCACGAGAGATTCGTTGGTTATTTGATATGTTTCTTGCAATATTACCACTTGCTGCATAGGTTTTTCTCAACCTTTTTGTTGTTGAAAGAATTTCGCTGTAACTTCTTTGTCTTTTTCTGACTCTGCTTTCCTCCTATAATTAATCTATTCTCTCTACTTGTTCATCGAATACCTCTCCCTTGATAAATTTCATATCTGGATCATAACCGAACCTTTCACAGAAAGCCGCTTTAGCTTTATAGGAATCAAAGGACAACATCACGTAGGCATCCATGTCCTCGGCTTGCTTTTGTGCGTTCTCCTTAACCTGCTGCTTGACCTCTTTCATGTGAACAACCTTTTCGGCACGCTCTAACTGTTTAGCGGCTTTATCGGCTTCTTTCTGTTCGGTAACAGGCGACATCATATCAGACAAAGCATCAGCAATGGAGCTTTCTTCTTCAGTCTGCAACAGATAATCAACACCAATCATGTTTAGGTCAGCATCAGTCAGACCAGCATCTTTCCAATCAATGTCAGGAACAATCTGTGCAAGAGCATCAAAATCCCATGTACCCTGTGCGTTCGGGTTGTTCATCAGAATATTTAATTCCTTCTCCTGTTTTTCGTCCACATCTATGACATCAACACGAATGCGATAGTCGTTATCGGGGAACTTCTGCAATTCGTCCATAACAGTCAAACGTTGGTGTCCGCTGACTACTGTAAGACCTGTACGCTTATTAACGACAATTCCACCGACTAACCCGAATTTCTTGATACCACGTTTTAATGTCTTACGTGATTCATCAGATAGTTTTCGAGGATTATAATCAGCGAAGTGAATGGCAGAACGATTAAGTTCTACCGATTCACTCTTTATGTATTTACTTAGTTCCATGTTATCCATTGCTTAAACCTGTTGCACGATTAGCTACCTGTTTACGCGCTAGTTTTCCCATGGTACTATTATAGGCATTAACTATACTTAAATTACGCCTTGTAAATCTCGTGCCATACCGGCTTTCAGCTTCTCTCTGTAATCGAGAGGCTTGAGCTGTTATTTGTGATGCAGTTTTATTTCTTCTTCTGACTCGGCTATTTGTTTTTTATTATTATACTCAAATAAAATTCTTTCACTCATAGGAAATACCCGATAGATTCGTTGTAAATCCTGCGGATAGTTCTCTTTTAACCAAAGCATACAATCAAGATTGAAACCTACTCCCGAACTGGCTTTCAATGAATATCGAACTGGTTCGGGTAAATTGTACTGCCTCATATAAGCAAGAATATCCTTTTGTGTCCAATCAGCCAAAGGATAAACCATACCGTTATTCTCGTAACCGTTTACCTCATACCCCTTCAGCATAAGCCTACGATTCATACTATCGGCTTTCTTCATCCCCAAGAACGTGTAATAAACTCCATACTTTAGCTGCATAGCTTGTACTACATCAGCTAACTTCAACAACTTAACTTTTGGATTAGGGACACAATACAACCCACCACGAAGAATGTAAGTAAGATTCCAGTGAGGCACTTGCACAAACTCAATCTTTGGATATTTGGCTTTTGTCCAGCCAATCCATCGGTTTATGTGCTCCAAGTCTTTGACGAAGTACATAAACACACAAACGATCCGATCAAACTTTGGATAGATTAAATCAAGTAAGACAAGCGAATCTTTACCCAAGGATAAAAACAGTAAAGCCTCATTCGATTTTACCCGAATAAGGTCTATATACCGGTTCGCTTGCTCAACTTTATTCATAGCTAACCACCAGATAATCCAAATGAAACACGAAGATCACCGTAACGTTGTCTACGTGAACCTAACTGTGTGGCACTTGCTGTACCTCTACGATTGGCAACCAATCTACCACCTGCCCCTGCACCATTCATATTTCT